TTTTTTATGACTAAATCAAAAATTAAATATGGCGATTGGGAAAATGATGATCTGTTACTTGCTGAAACGGTTTTACGGTATGTTAGGAATGGGGAAGTTATAAATGATGCGTGTAAGGAAGTTGAGAAAAAATTAAATTACACAAGAACGTTTACAACGTTAAAACATAGATGGTTCACTGTATTGAAACAACAGTATGAACACGCGTTTAACTTAGCACTTAAAGAAGGTAAAAAGAAAAAGAAGAAAAGATATAGACAATCTCAAAACCCAAATCCTGATGAAATAGGAATCAATGATGTATTGAAGGTTGTTAAAGCATATAGTGAAAAAGTAAGTAGAGAAGATGAAGAAAGAAAACACAATGAAGAACTTAAAAAAGAGAATCAGGCCATAAAAAATAAACTGAATAAAATCAGTGAAGAGTTAGAAGTTATTTCAGATTTACTTCAACATGAGAAAGCTAAGAATAATGATTTAATTAAAACGATACAAACTTTACAGTCCATAGGATTTAATTTAGATACAGATTCAGGTAAGAAATATAAAGTAGATAAACAAGGGGTTGTAGAAGTACCTGCTCGTTAAGAGTTGGGTACTTTTTTTATACATAATTATTTTGACTTTTTAGTGAATAAAATGGTATATTTTACACAAGAACTTACGTTTGGAGGATGAAGAAATGTTCCTATTTTGGTTATTTATTTATTTACTAATTGGAGTTATTGTTGCTTTTAAAACTCAAGTTTATTCTAAAGTATCATTCGCTTTGATTGTATTTTTATGGTTGCCGATGTTTATTGTTAGACTAGCTATTATTGCGCTAATGATTTATGAAGAAAGAAAGGGGCGTATGTAATGTTAGTAGCTGTTTTATTTTACTTATTAATAGGGTTGCTTTCTTCTATAGAAATCGGTTTTGATAATTGGTTAGGTTATATATTATTTACTTTATTATGGTGTCCAATTATGATTTTAGGATTGTTCGCATTAGGTATGGAAGCTTATGAAGATTTTAAATATAAAAGAAAAGGTGATAAAAATGAAAAAAGTTAAATTGCAGCGTGAAGAAAAATTCAAAGCAAGTCTTCGTTCATGGGGAGATTATGATAACCGACCTATGATCCGTGACCGTGAACACAAGTTAGAAGATGAAAGAGATTATATGATGAAAGCTGAACGTATCAGAAAAGAGAAAGAACGCATTGCAAAAGTTACAGGTGACGATCCAAAAAATATCCATTTACACGATAATTGGGGTAATTCTGAGGTATATGATTTCGCGAACCGCCCTCTCCAATAGGGAAGTCAGAAGTTAAAGTTAATAATTTGTCGAAAAGTATTTCTAAGCGATAAAGCCTATTCTACTGGGAAGGGATAGCATTTGGAAATAATTACATGAGTCAAAAATCTTGACAAGCATAAAATATGTCGTATATAATTTAATTATAGACTACACGAGTTAAGTTATAGTTTAAAGTTAATATATAATTTTACTAAGTTATTTACAAGTTAATATATAACTCTTAAATATATAATTTTAGCAAATGTTGTTGACAAGTTAATTAATAACTGTTAAGATTAACTTATAAACGTTACACATACGTTTCGCCATATGTTTTCTCTCTTTCATATCTTGGATCAGATTTTCTGTACTGGTTACGCGTAAGGCTGGTACAGAATCATGGGGAATTAGTTTAGTGGTAAAATACACGGCTGTCTACCGTGAGTCAGGGGTTCAACTCCCCTATTCCTCGTTTATAACATAGCGTTTGTAGCATTGTTGGAAATGCAGCCGCGAGTGTCCCTCCGGTTTATGGTGTTCGACTCACCCTTACGCTACCAAAGGTCAATAAAGACTCGAAAATTCAAGTGACCTAACACACGTACAGAAAAGGCATCGAAACGCTACGATGTAAAACAACAGAAACTATGAAGGAAAACATATGATAACCCATCAAGGTAAGTGATGTATACACTTCCAATATTAAGATTCCCTGTATACGTCCTGCATGTTCTGACAGGTCGTTGCGAAAACTTTACATCAACTACAGTGAATGAGGTTTGGACATGGTTTCAATCACTGGTTGATTCAACGGTTAAAGTTAAAGGTTAAAGAACCGTCTAGTCCCTTGTTGTGAAGGTTAGATTAAAACGTGAGCATCCTTCATGCGGATAAAACTTTCCATAACGTCACTCACTACGGATATGGTATCGTACAAAAGTTGTAAGGTTATGAGTACGACAAAACAAAATAAAAGAACCATTCCTACACAGTTTAGTTCTTTTATTGGGACGTAAGCGCCCGTTAAAATTAGGAACGTATGAGTCCTGAAGTTGATGTCACTAAGTTAGGATTACCTAACATCAAAAATGGATAAGGTGCATCACTTAAAAATTCTCGTTTGTTTTCGTTGAGCCGCTTAATCGCGGCAATATGGGTGTCCGTTGGAACGGTGCAAGTCGCGACAAAGTGGGATCGAAACCCACACACCCACCACATGCCGGAAAAGTGTTATGGTTGCACATTAACTTTAATTAGTTAAAAGTAAGGGTTCGAATCCCATTGCGGCTACTATCATGGTGTGAAAACACCTCCTACCCCCTTTAGGAATATAGGTTAATTTGTTTTTCATAGTTATAAATCTTCCTTTCTAGTTGTTTATCAAAGAGAGCATCGGCTTAATCGCTGGTGCTTTTTTTGTTGTCAATTTAAATAATATTGGTTTATAGAAAAGTAAGGATGGTGAATAAAATGTCTGAAGTAAAACAGTATTTAACTAAGGATGGTAATATATTCGAAAGTTTAGTTGAATTAGGTGGAGCTAATCCGAAAGAGTACGATTTAAAGTTATTGCAAGCTGCTGAAGCAAGGGTTATTAAAGGTACTAATAAAACTCTTCGTACAGCTTTAAATAGTTTAGCTGGTTTCAAAAATATGAAGAACGATGGAGTTAAAGTTAAGGAAGTTAAAGATGCTGAATTCGACGAATACGGATTAAGTGACTCTTTCTATACGGAACAACAAATGGGTACGATTCGTAGAGCTATTGACCGTTATCATGAAGGTTATGATATAGCAACACCTTTCCAAGAAAACGGCGTAATACAGCTTGCTAAGTACGAATTAATGATGAACGAACTTGGAGCTAAAATAGCCCAGCATCCAACTAAAGATGACATAGCAAGTTTGAAAATGATTCAGGACTTACATGCAAAACTAAACAATGATATGAAGTTTACAACAAGACAATCAGTTGGTGATGCTAATTCTGAAGATATGTTTACAAATGCTGTAGTTGAATATGAGAAGCGATTTAAAGAAGATTATTTTGCATTTGAGCATATTGAAGACCGTGATGCTATGCAAGATATTTTAATTAAATTTGCGGATCGTGTAGTTGATTTTATGAAAGAATCTCCTACTTATTATCATTTCAAAAAGAAAATGTCTGATGAATTAGATTTAAAGCCAAAAGATTTAGATTTAGTTGGCCGATTTACTATTGAGGAATTTTACGACTTCCTTCAAATAAATGCTGACAGAAAGATGATTCAAGAAAAGAATGATTTAACGTTTGACGATAGCTTCAAAGATAGAGGTGAGGATAGTGAGTAAAGAGGAAGAAATCGGAACTAAACCTATAGGTGGCATTAGTCCGGTAAATAAAAATAGGCGACAGTTTATTCGTGAAGTACGTCAAGGTGTAAGGCGCTCTCAAGTTGACCTTATCGACTTCATTCATTATTACCGTTCACATCCTGTAGAAGCTTGTTACGATATATTAGGTATTTCGCTTATGCCTTATCAGAAGGAACTATTAAAGAATTCTTGGTGCAAACCGTTCCCTCTTTGGTGTATGAGTCGTGGATCAGGTAAATCGTATCTTGCTGCTATTGATATGGCCTTGAACGCTTTATTATTCCCTAATATGCGTATTGGTATTATTGCTCCTTCTTATCGTCAGTCTAAATTCTTATTCCTGAAGTTTAAAGAAGAAGTATACAACAAGTCGAAACTGCTACGGAAATTCGTGTCCGGTAATTTAAAAGAAGGTAATGAAGAGTGTAAATGTCAATTCACAAATGGTTCATTCATACAGGCATTGCCGCTTGGTGATGGTTCTACGATCCGTGGTCAACGTTACAATAATATTTACGTGGATGAATATGCTGCTATCGATGAACAGATTGTACGACTAGTTGTAGAACCGATGTTAACCGTTAAACGTGCGTTCGACCCTAACAACCCTGAAAGTTCAGAAGGAAACCGTATTGTTATTTTCTCTTCTGCATACTACACTTGGAATCATTTCTATGCTGCAACACAAAGATATCTGAGCCGTGTTAAAGCTGGTAATCCTGATTACTATGTAGCTATCGTTGATTATCGTATGCCTTTAAAGTATGGATTATACGATGAAAAAGCGATTCAGAAAGCGAAACGAGATAATACAGAAGGTGACTTTATGATGGAGTACGGATCAGTTTTTCAAAGTGAAAGCGCTGGTTCTTGGATTCCTACAATGTTATTTGACAGACGTATTCGTTGGGCTGAAGAATTAGAACCAAGATTAATTGGAGAAAAACATAAATCATACGGTTTATATTGTGACTTCTCTATCTCACAAAAAGACTTTGCCGATAATACTACATTCTTGGTTTGTGAACTTGATCCGCTTGGATTTAACAAACCTGTAATGATGCGCGCGCAAAAAGGTATGACATTAGAAGAAATACATGCACAAATGCGTAAGTATGACCGTGACTTTAACCTTGACCATATTTGGATGGATGGTGAGAAATTAGGATTAGCATTAAAAGGTTACTTGGAAAAATCTTATGATGACCCTGATTCTAAACAAGAACAATTGCCGCTGCTTGATATGGAAGGAAATAATCCTGATGTATATGGTAAGAAGATTGTAAAATACTTCAAACATAATCAGGAGAACAACCATAATATGGGACTTGCTGCTAAACGTATGATTGAGCAAAAACGTATCTATATGCCTGTATTGCAAGATCGTCACGAAGAACCGGATATCGAATTAGCATTCCTTGAGTTAATCGCAATGAAAAAAGAGATTACACAAATCAAAGCTGTACCAAGTGGAATGTATTACAAATTCGAACAGGAGAAAAAGTCAGGACTTAAACGTGACCGTTGGACAGTATTCGCTTATAGCTGCATGGCATTAGAGGAAAGATTGAATGGAGAAGAGGAAGATGATTTCTTATTTGCGGTTGTATAATGCCCTTTAAATAAAAAAACTCTTCTTTGGTAAGGGCTATTGCGAAATTAAAATATGCACTTTGTAATACTGTTTTATAGAAATTGAGGAAGGAGGTTGAACATGGAAGAAGTTGCTAAAGGCGGTTACGTACCGAAGA